CCACAGATAGGCCATACGTGGAAAAGGGCTAATCCCTTCGAACGGACAATCGTCCCCCGTTTGGGGAAACAATAGCCAACGCCATTAAAGGAAAAACCACGCATGTTTTTCACTGTTTCCCGCAACCGGGCAAACACTGACACACAAAATTGTAGTGTGTGTAGTATTGAAGTAGCACATAAGGTGCAAGGGGTAATCTCACAAGCCCCTAACTGGAACCCAAGATTAAATTAATATGGTCTGAGTAAAACACCTATGTCGACCGACTGAAGGTGAGTGCCTTTAACTTGGCAAAGTTTCCGACTTTCATTACAATCACGCGCGGAATAGCGGAAGGAGCGAACTATAAAAAACCTTGCTACACGCCGTGAGCGCAAGGTTAATGGTTTTAAAGATTACCAATCTGGCTATCTGGGTCCCAAGGCCCAGCAACGTTCACTGAAAGAAAAGCAAAAGGCATTGGCCCTATGTAATGAGCACAACGGGCGTCATCTCCTGCCTGTCTCTGCATGATAGTGTTGACTGCTCCAGCCCCTAATGGGTTGGAAATCGTCAGCTCTGGAAAAGAGCTAGGACCAAGAGTAGTGGTCATGTCAGGAGAAGTTGCTCCGGAACCAATCCTAGGATTCCAAAGGATACCGTTGATAACATTAGAAATCAACCTGGTAAATGACTGATAAGCAGGCATTTTAAAGTGCAAAGCAGTAGCACCTATGGTATAAGGTGAAGGATTAGAACAACTAGCACTATTGGTATAATTCGTATTTGTGTGGGGAACTATATAAGAGTTGCTGGTGTTGGTAGCCTCCATGATAGCACCTGAGTTACCAAAAGTATAAGCATGAGTCTCAGTAGAACCATTAACGAACGCATACAAACCCGCAATGTAAGCGGGCAGTCCAAAAGTCTCCCTAGGAAAAGCAGTCAACGCAGGAACTGTATTCGTAAAGTCATATCTATAAAACCAAGGCATGATTGCAACTCTAGATGTAGCATTAGCTGCAGTACCACCCAAGTTAGAAAACTTGGGAAGCTGAATGAGTTGCTTAAGACTAGCGATAGATTCACCAACAGTATACTTAGTGCAACTACTGGTAATGGTCTCACTCAACGCACCCGAATTCCCTGTGTCAATGACACGTCCCGACTGTGAATACACAGTGTTGAATGTCGTACTAACAGGCCACCTATTTGTAAGAGGAACAGCAAGGTCAAAATCCTTGCCGGCTCTAACCTCAACCATAAAGTCAATAGAAGTAGCCACAGAAGGTGGTGCTTGGATAGGGTCCACAATACTGATTGTAAAATCACCAAAAGACTCCTCGAAATCGAGGAAACTTTTTGGTGATGTAAAGGGACAAACAAAAGTAACAACATTGCTGTCCTTCAAGTCAAAAGTCATACAAAGACCAGTAGGCGACAATATAGTGCCGTTAGTAGGCTGGTAAACACTGACAGAAGTTCCAGGAGCGAGCTTCTGAAAATGCGGAGAAAATGAAAGTAAAACCCTACCCGCATGAAACTTTGTCTTACCAAAGGTAATCCTAAACTCAATGGAGCCGCGCCACATGCGAAAACAGGACGCAATGGCCATAAGCGTGGTAGGCTGGAAGCAATTGTAAGTGGTAGCTTGGAAGATAGGAGGTAACAAGTTTCCAGTACTAGTGGCCCCAATTTTGTCCCTAAACCAAAAGACCGTAGGAGACAAAGGAGTGCGATAACTAGCCCAAGTATAGACACGAGCAGTCGAAATTGTGCCAGTAGCACACTGAGACCACTGAGACAAGACATAAGACAAAGACATCTCGTCAACAGAATTACCACCCAACTGTCCATCAGTAGCAAGTGTATTGCTGGCAAGTGGACCAACCATAAAAGCAGGAGATGCTACGTCCACGTTATGCTCAAGAGCTGTCGGTCCAGGCAAGTGCCTAACAATGGGATCTGAAATGGTAGGCCTAGAAAAGCCAAAAGATCTAATGGTAGCAGCAGCTCTATCTAGGAACCAAATGGGCGTAGCCATCAAACCACTAAGTAGAGGAATGGCTCTACCCAATAGCTTCATAGTAGAAGAAGCGGAACTAACGACCGCGGAATATGGATGAGCTGCCTCATCCACTTCCCTAGCCTGAGCTCCTACAACACGACCAGACTGGACAGTGATACTACTGTAAACGTTCGGGATGGCGGAGATAAGCTCCAAATCCTCCAAATGACAAAAGAGCTTCCAAGTAGGAGCTGAAAGCCCGGCAGGCAAAGGGGTGCCAATTAGTGTGTTAAAACCAAAGAGACCAAGAGACTCAGTACCAAGCAACGAAAAGTACTCCAAGGTGTGTAACCAAGGAATACGAAGTTGCGCCATGGTATTGGATGATATATCCAACCTAACGTGGGGTAGATTAGTACTCGTCTCCGGCCTCGAAGGCCTGGCGGAAATATCCGCCGTATTCTCACCGTATTGGAAACACAAATCCACCACACCTTGATGAAAAGGCGTAGCAGCGACGACTAAAGTGTACACCGTAGTGAACCTAACGCCATGGACGCCAGTAAGCCTAGCCAATCCATTAGGAAAAGTGGCTATAGTGTTGGAGATGGTAAGCGGAAAGGAGGTGATGTTAGTCCTAGAAGTACCTAGCGAACTAGACTGTATGATAATGGGCCTCCTAAAATATTCCTTCAAATCTGATAAAGCTGAAGGTTGGGGGTTATAAGCGCTAGGCACTAGATGGGCGCCGCGAACCTCTATAGCTTCACAGGCCTCATTGGAAAAAGTCAAAAGTCCAGTAGACTCAGAATTCGAAGCATCTATAGACAAGCCAGAAATGGTGGCGCACGTAACAGAGGAATTCACAGAAACCTCTGGAAGGACGCTCGAAGCGTCTGTAACTGTAGTGTTTGAAGCAAGATGTTTTACTCTAAACGGCCATCTCAAACCTAATTAGAGGACTCAGATTCTCTAGATATAGCTGATCTTGAGTAGTAAAGCTAAAAAGCTACAGCTCTATGGTAATGGCCCTGTCCAAGTGTGTCTTTACCACCAAGTCATGTATTTACATGACACACTCGCGTATTTGTCAAAACCACGCGTCTTTCCGCTGCTTAACAACGGCAAGGTACGCTGCCCGCTCGAAAGCGTGCTGAGAATTTTGGGGACCCACAAAGCGCGTCTGCACTCTCTTGATCCCCGGCGCCCAGAGGTACCAAGCCTCGGGCTCATGGAGTGCGAGCTCACACAAAGCGTTCTCAAGCGACTCCTTGATAATCTTGTCCATCTCCCTACGATTTTTACACCAGTAAGGAGTGTACATAAAACTATCAAAGCCAAGCGGAGCTACATAGACACAATTCTCTAGACGAAACCTCCTTTGCAGGAACGTCACATTGTCTAAAGTAGTCGTTTCAATAAGCTCTGCCTCCTTAACATCTGAAGTGTAAATGATGCCAAAATGTTCAAGCATCAACTCCGCAACTGTAGTCTGATTGTAAAGATGGCGAACGGACTCATGGACATTCACGACGTTATCATCACCATAGGTGACGGCAAAAACGTAGTCCCAAAAGCCGGTCTCATCTCCAGTTGCCCTAATATAGCACGCAACAAGAGCCACCAAAGTGTAGATTGAATTCACGACAGTGGTCATAGGATGGCCACTAGGCAAGCTCTTATTCCACTGGTAGATCATGTTCTGCTCATAGCCAACACCACCAAGGTGTCGCGAATGGTATAACTCCATCCACAGCACCTTGCGCGCTAGCTGATTGTCCTCACCGTCATCGTACCACCTGTTGATAAAGTCAAGAATCTCCAAGTGCATGTCAGCCTGCTCACTTGAATCCAAGCCCTTGACGTCTCCAGCGAAGACGTCCTTGCCCTTAGACTCCAAAAGCATACCCAGCTTGTTCCAATCAAGGTAACAATTAATGCCAGGAGCCATACCAGTGGAAGTGTGATGCGTCATGGCCGCAGCCGTAAATGCCCCAAAGAGCATTCGAAAGGCCACAGTGTAGCGCAGGGGGGAGCTCGAAATGAGTCGAGTGGCGACAGCCTCAATCTTTGAGGGCTTCCTAAGCTCATCCTTCAAATGATCTATGAATACATGCGCATTTCTCACGCCATGCTTTGCGTCAAAGATCACTTTCTCAACATCTGCCTTGAGTTCCAAAGCCATATCAGTGGTCACATCCGCTTCCTTGCCATTCCCAAAGAACTCCTTCTTACCGTCCCTGACATCGAAGACGTAAGGGAAGCCAGC